AATGCTCTAATCCTAGCTGAATCACTATCAGACTCTCTGGACTCTTTATATAACTGTTCTATGACATAGTTCCTAGTTCTAAGGCTAGATGCTACTGAACTGACCTCTTTACGCTCTAAAGCCTTTTGTATGCTTAGTGCTATCTTAGGGTTAGCTACTAACTTAGATGCTTCCACTTCTACCCACTTAGGAATGTTCCCTCCTTTGGTTAGAGCAACGTCATAGACTTTCGCATAGACCTCTTTATAACTTCCTAACTTGCCCTTAACGATCTCATTAACAAATGACCTCTGCTTAATGGTTAGATCATCTGCTTTTATTACTTGGAGTTTTGGTTTTGTTTTGTCGTTTTCCATAGATTGAATATTAACTGGTTATTGTCTTCTTGGTAATGATCTCATTTAGCTATCAGATATATAGATAAATATGATTAGACAATGATGCTGTAATCTGTTTAAATACTTGTATTGGTGAAATATAAAGCCAGTAGTCGTTGGAACGAGACCTTGACTTAAAACAAATGGGCGTGGGTGAATCTCTCTGAGATTCTTTAAGGGTATGAAATTCCTCTTGAACATTGACCAGTAAGCGATAGCTGAAAAATCAAACTAGGGAAAAGTAAGAACTACTGACACAACCTCCATGTGTCCTTGAATTAACAAGCTGAATGAGAATCCTATTTTGGGGTTCAAGAAACATACTTGGAGGTATGAATGATGAAAGTAGATCAACAAACGAAGATGAGTAGATACAAAGTACAAGGAGAATACACTTATAAGGTATTCAAAATAGTGAAAGCTGATAACGAAGAACAAGCGAAAGTTATTGCCCAAGATAATGAACCTTTATGCGAATGGGAAACAATTGAACAAGATAGCTATTCTGAATCTGTAAAGAATGTGGTTAAGGTCTGTATTTGATTTTTAAAGAGAGGGGGGATTAATTTCCCTCCTATGTCCACGAACTAACGTGCTGAAGAGAATCCCCTAATGGGGTTCAAGAAACATAAAACTTTGGAGGTTTTATTTATGAGAAAAGTATCTATAGAAATTGCGAAAGCGTTTATTAATGATAAGAAAAAAACTGTGGGAAATACTTACACCGAGAATGGTGAGATTTTTCTGCATAACAATAAAATTGCATGGTGGGAGAACAATCATCCTAGCGAAAATTTAAGTAATAATATTCACTTATGTTTCTCTATGTGTGGGTGGGGAACAGTTACAACGAGAGAGAGACTAAACACTTTATTTTGTGAACTGTTTAAGAGTGATTTAGTTTACTTGAAACAATCTAAAGGAGATCAATACCTTTACATGGATGCTCTTTTAATTTCGTCAAACACTACTTGCATAGAGATAGACCCTAGCAAGGTTTATATATTGCGAGAGATTGAGAATGATCTATTTTTAGATGAGCCAGTTGCCCTAGCAATTTAGCCTACTGACGAGCCAATGAAATTTTGGCGAAACTAGACCCTAATTATTTAGGGTTTAGTCTAGGTAATTATTAAATACTGGGAGGTATTTCGTGAATAGTATTAAATGGTCTAAGAAAAAAGTTGTCTCTAAGGACTGGAAAGTTTGGAGAGACAATACAAGAATAGTCGAGCCACATAACGAAATTGAGGTTTATATTTATTCTTGGAATGTATATGACTTAATTAAAGAGTTGTATGGTGAAAATAGGAGTTATTATTTTTTAACAAAATTTGACTGCTATTTATGTGATGAGAGTGGTTATAGAGCAAGAATGTTTAATAACATTAATAATGCTACTAAGCATCTAGAATACGTTTTAGAAAATGGTCTTATGTCTAGAGATCGTTGGGTGAATCCTAATGAGGAACGTATCTCTAATGTTTTGACCTAAACCTACTGACGAGCAAGTGAGATTCTTGCGAAACTAGATCAAGGAGACTTGATCTAGTCTAGGTGGATTTACTGGAAAATATTTTTTATTGACTGGTAAATCTTTTTACTAACTTTGTTTCATGGAGGGAATTATTATGAAACCAAGTCAAGCATTACAGATTATGAAATCTGTTTTAGGTGGTGGAAACACGCCTTTTCTACTAGGTGGAACAGGTGTTGGAAAATCTGCTGTAGTTAGGCAATTAGCTACTGAGTTAGCTGATAGTAGAGAGATAGTCGTTGATAACATTAATCCTAAGTCAAAAGAGTTTGGATTTATTGATTTTAGACTTTCGTTATATGAATCAGTTGATCTTGGTGGACTTCCTTATATAGATGATGAGGGAGGACAAAAGAGAGCCTTTTTAGGTAATCTTCCCAAGAGTGGCGAGGGTGTCTTATTTTTTGATGAGTATGCCCAAGCACATCCAAGCGTTCAAGCTGTGGTAGGTCAATTGATCTATGAAAAGCGTTTAGGCGAATACGTTTTGCCTAAAGGGTGGAAAATGATATGTGCTGGAAACAGGGCGAGTGATCGTGCTGGTTCTAACAAACTTCCTAGTCATGTTATTGGAAGATGCTCATTAATTAATTTTGAGCATGACTTTCAAGATTGGGATAAGTGGGCAATTGAGAATGATGTTGATAGTAGGGTAGTAGGTTATCTGAACTTTCAACCTCAATTTCTTAATGATTTTGATGCCAAGATCACTACTCCTCAACCAAGCCCTAGAGCATGGTCGAGATTGAGTGATACATTAAAAACCAATCCACCTAAAGAACTCATTCAGAAAATAGCTGAATGTGATGTTGGGGAAATACAAGCAATTGAATTTACTAACTTCATTTCACTAATGGATGATGTTCCAAATCTAAGCGACATAGTAAGTGGTAAAGACGTGGAAGTCGTTGACAAAGTAGGACTTTGTTTTGCCACTGCTGTTGCCTTAGTGGATGTAATCAAGAGTGCAAAAAAATCTCTAGTTGTAGATTATTTTGAAAATGCTCTTGCCTATGTTCAGAAATTCGCTACTCCAGAGTTTAGTTTGTTTTTCGTAAGACAATCTATCACTAGGAGAAGTGAATTAATTGATACTTCAGTCTATGCAAAATTTAAAGTTGAGCATCAAGACTTAGAGTATTAAAACCTACTGATGAGCCTATGAAATTTAGGCGAAACTGGAGAGTAGAAGTCTATGGTATATGGGAGAAGGGGTTTCCCATTTAAGTACAACCGCGTTAGACGAGCAAAATAAATATTAAATGCTCAACGAGATAAATGAATAGTCTTATATCAAGGTACTACTTTGACAAACACTTTCCAGTCTAGGTGTTTCCTAATGATAGGAAATATTATTAACCAGTATATATTTTTCTAGGAGGTTTTATGAAAAATGAAAATACTAATACGTTAAGTGAAAATGCTACTTTGGTAAGACTTACTACTAAGTTTTGGAGTGGCATTAAAACTGATAAATCACTTCGTAATAACTTAGCTGATATTACTAATACAAGTGATGAATCTTTGTTGCACGTTGCCAAGCATTTAGTTGGATTCAATGCTAATAAATACTTTAGACGAATCATTAACAAAGTGCGAAATGATAGCTACTATCCACTGACTTTGCCTTGGGATGATAATTCCTCGGATGATGATAACAAGGTCGTAAGTGGGTGGAGATTATGCCCAAATAGTCAATTAGACAATTTGCAAAAGGCAGTAGATCAAGCAAGGCAAGACTTCTTTAAAGAAGTTGATGAGTTTTGTAAGAACTATCCTAATATGATTATTGATGCTAAAGAAGTTTTAGGTCATGCTTTCAATATGGGTGATTATCCACCAGTGGATGATATTAAAGATAAATTCAAATTTGATTTTGAGATTTCTTTAATACCTAGCTATAGCAACGATATCAGATTAAACGTATCTGCTGACTTGCGAAAACGTATCGAACAGGATGCTGAAAAGAGACTTAGCAAAAATGTTAAGACAATATTTCAGACTACTGTTGATGCTTTAGTAGAACAAGTTGAGCATATATCAGAGAAACTTAAATCTTATGACCCTACTAATAAAAAGGGTGGATTCTTTAAAGATTCTAGTTTCGATAAATTGCGAAAAGCAGTTGAAGTTATTCCTAACGTCAATCAAGACGTATTAGGCAATGACATTGATATAGCTAATGCTCACCAAAGTCTAGTAGCTGTTTTGTCTACCATTAACAGTATTGATTCTCTTAGAGATGAGACTGATATTGGAGATGCAAAACGTAAAAAAGTTGCTGATGATCTAGATAAAGCCATTGACCCATTGAAAGGTGGATTAATGAAAAAACTAGGTGGTAAAGATGACTGATAGAGTTTTACAAGCAAGAGCAAGATTAATGAAACATGATGTAGGAATTGCATCAATGCTACTTAATCTTGAATTAGTAGAAACTGATAAGTGCGACACTATGGCTACCAATGGAAAAGAGATACTTTGGAATCCTAAGTTTGTTAAAGAGATAACAGATAAAGAGATAGAGTGTGTTCTCATCCATGAATCTATGCACGTTGTATGGGAACATCCACTTAGACGAGGTAAACGTAATCACGAACTATGGAATGTAGCTACTGATTATGTAATCAATGCTTATATCAAAATTGATCTAGGCATGGATTTACCTCAAGGTGGATTATTTAATTATAAGTATCGTGGGTGGACTGCTGAACAAGTCTATCGAGAACTTGATACTAATGATGATGCCTTGCAACAAGCAATAGATGAGTGCAATAGTGCAAATGGCAATTCTGATGATTCAGATAGCAATTCACAATCATCAAGTGATGATAAGTATTCCAACATACCTAAACTTGTAGGTGAGGTATGGGATGCAGTGAACGAAGAGGGTAAACCTCTTAATGAATCTGAAAAGGAAGAAATGTCTAATGCTATCAGATCGCAAGTGTTTTTCGCTGATAAGATCGCCAGTCTGAGTGGAACTTCCTCAATGACTGGAAGAGTTGATGCTGTTAAGGGTGGAACTCTTAACTGGAGAGACTTGTTATCTGATTTACTAACTTCAATGACCCTAAAAGATCAATCATGGTCAAGACTGAATAAACGTCATTCTTGGAGGGGTATTAATTTACCTAGCAAGATACGTTCTAATGAGGGTGGGGAAATTGCAGTTGCCATTGATACCAGTGGTTCAGTTTCACAATTTGAACTCAACATTTTTTCTGAGGAATTACAGGCAATATGTGAATCTTGCAACATTGATAAAGTAAGAGTTTGCTATTGCGATACTACTGTAAGAAAAAATAGCGAGGATGAATGGTGGGATGTATTTGATCTCTCAATGGGTGATGATATTGAACTAGAGGTAAGAGGTGGAGGAGGAACAGATTTTGACCCTCCTTTTAATCTCTTTAATAACTATTCAGATGATGTTGAGGAAGTTTGTGCCTTTATTTATTTCACAGATGCTTATGGCGAAGTGGATGCAAAAGTAGAGCCAAGCGTTCCTGTAATTTGGGCGATAACTCATAATGGTTATGAGTATGACCCTAAATTTCCTTTTGGGGAGAACGTATACGTCAACGTTTCTGAGTTTCACTAACGTCTGATTCGATTTAAGGGTAGGGTAATCTAGCCTATGCTAGACCCTTACCCTTATCGTCTTAATGCAAGAGAGAGGATTCTGAGAGGTCGAAATCTGAGTTTTTGTCTGAAAAATGGGTGTTTTTCACTGATGAGCCTAAAAATAGGTGAAACAGAAACTTAAATAAATACATAAAAAATAGGAGGTTTTATGACTATAAAAAGATATGTATTTGAAATGGATTTTTCTACTACTGAGAGATGCGAGGTAATCGCTGAATCTGAGGAAGATGCTGTTAATTTAATGTTAAGTGGCGATTTTTCTGATGATGCCAGTAAAGAGTGGGAGGAAATTAAATCTCAAGGTGGAGACTATGAATTAATCAGTGTGTCTGATGAAGAGGAGTTGAAATTATGAGCAGAGATATTACTGAAATCATAGATGACCACTGCGAAGAGGAATTTGGACATAAAGATTGGGTGATTATTAGCACATTATCTGACCAAGAAAAAGTTGGTTTAGATAGTGTTGCTGATATTAGAACTTATCAAGGTGTTCAAGTTGCCTTTTATCATGATGCTAGAACTTCTTTTATGGAAGAGAATAGCTGAGTGAATGTCGATCTTGAACGTTGTGTCCAGTTATACGACATAAAATAAAATAACTGAAATTGCATGAGTCTGTTAGTTTGGCTCTTGAAAACAAAAACTAGACTTGCCAGTTGCTAGAGTGCAAGTACCAAGCAAAATAAATATTAAATGCTAACGATAAATAACAGGTATAAATAACGAATAGCAGTGCGTTTGACAAACTCACAAAAGAAATTGTCATGGGCGATAGCTACTTTAATTAGTGGCTATCGCTTTTTTTTTGGCAAAAATAAAGAGAAAGTGGTAGAAGCCCGATCACCTGATTGTATAAATATTTACTGGTATATATTGATTGTTGGTAGTTGGGTGATAGTAGTCGCTAACGTGTTTTGGAAAGCTCAAAATAAATATTTACTGGTAAAAATATGGATGTAAACAACCTGTGGACAAGTTGTTAATAAATTGTGGATAACTATTGCGTTTTGCAATCTTTTGACCTATATTAAAACCAAGTATGTTTGATTAACATAGTAATTAAAACCTCCTACTGTGTTAATAAGTTAGTAATAACCTAACACCTAAAGGGAAGATGTAAAAATCTTCCCTTTTTTTTGGTCTAAAAAAAATTAACGAGAGACAGTCGATTGATTGAGACAGAATTTGTATTTGTGTTGGTATTGTTATTTGTATTGGTATTTGTAAAACTTACCATCCCAGTTTCCTGATTTAAAAATATTTTGATTTTCGATCCTTCTGGAAAAACCTTAGACTAGTAAATATTCTTTTTACGCGTAGCACCTGATCCCCAACATCTTGTGTTTTCCGTTCAAAAAAATCACTATATACTGTGTTCTATGTAGAACATTTACTTTCATTTTGATAGCACTTCGCTTACAATAATTTAATGTTTGCTGTTATTAGACATACCTTTGAATTAGATGTAAGAGATAAATATAACTCTGTAGGAGAGTGGAAACATTTAGTTTGGTTGTTTGATACAGAAGTAGATGCAATGTCCTTTGCTATTACTTTACTAGATCATCCTCTGTTGGGTGCGAATGAACACTATTTAGATCATGCCATAGAAACTCTGAAAGAGGGTAAGTTTTGGCAGGTTGGAAGAGAGAGTGTTGCTGTAGGTAAAGTAGAGGGTTCGATTAATATTGATTACGAGGATTTGAAAGATGACACACAAAAGTCTATTCATTAGATGTTCAGAAGATACATATAAACTTGCTCATGCGTTAGCAAAAAAAGAAAATAGATCACTAAATAAACAAATGATTCACATGATTCATTCGTTAGCTGATGATAAAAATGTAACAGTTGATGACCATGTTGCTAAAGAAGAAGTGATAGTCCACACTTCACCTGTTGAGCCTAAATGGGGTTTGACAGGGCTTGTTGAAACAAAGAAACAGGATTTTGATGACCAATGAACCAATAAGTCATAAGGCTTTCAGCTAAAGCATTAACCAATTTAATATCCCTTTTACCCAATTTCTTTGGGTTATCTACAAAGATTTTCCATAATCTTGATTCATTTTTTACACCTAACTCTTTTGCCAAATGCTTTTGTACACCAACGAGTATGATTGCTTTTGGAGGCGAATTTGGATATTGACCAGTAAATATTTTATTTGCGTCTGGGAAGCAGGATGGAAAACAACCACTCCTTGATATCACTGAAAGATATTGATTTAGTATGTTGTGTTGTTGTTCGTTTATGTGACTGTCGATATACAGTCTGTCAATGATATGTTGATCGTAGACAATGGCTCTACCTTGTCTACTTTTTTTAATAGGAACTATGCCTACTTTATTACGTTTATGTAAGTAGGCATTACCTATTTCGTTTAACTGTAGATTAGAAATCCCAGTCGTAGTTGTCTGCAATAACTTCTGCTTGTTCATACTGATTATTAACAGGATTGAAAGTTAAGTTTACACTGCCTAAACTACCATTCCAACCCCAACGACATTTCCAACAATGAATCTCTACTCCCTCATCACCTCGATAGACTGTCATTCCCATGTCTGCTTTACTAAACCATGCCATTGATTTAGCTATATCAACACCAGTACAGACATTCTTTTTTCCGTCTCTTACAAATGGTTTTGTTGGATGTGCTACAAAAAATACCAATACGTCATGTTGCTTGGCGAAAAGCTGTACTTTGGTAAGCATTTCACTGACCATATCAGTTTCTAGACCAGTGTGCTTATCGTTATGAATGAAGTTGTAAGGGTCTATGACTAAACATCTAATGCCATAACGCATAACTGCTGACTGACCTTTTTCAAGGATTGCTTCTATTGTAGGCAATTCTCCTCCAAGATAGTCTTGAAACAGTATGTGATCTCTAATCCATGATTCAGCAAAGTCTTTCTCTTCTTGATTCATTCGTGGATTCTGACCCTCAAAGAATGGTTTGCCAGTTAGTACCTGTGCGAGTTGTACAGCATGGAGACTTGGTGGCTTTTCAAAAGAGCAGTAACAGGTTTTCCAACCAGAGGTTCTACCAACATTGATTATTAACTGGTCAATAAACGCTGACTTGCCATCCCCAGGGTAGCCAGTTACAACAAATAAATTTCCTGTAGCCAGAGTGAATAGCTCATCCACTGTTGGAAACCCAGTTGTTACACCTCTAGGTTTGCCTTGCTCATAAAGGTTTTGTAATTCTTCTTGATAGTGGTCAATGCTGTTAAGTCCATGCAAAGGTATTGGTTTCGCATTAAGAACTTGTTTTCTTAATGCATCTGAACCCTCAACAATTAAGACATCATTGCTGTCTTTGTGTCCTTTGTAATCAATACGATAGCATCTTGCTATGTTTAATCTTCTAGCTAATTCATGTGCCAGTACATCACCTGCCGAATCATTGTCTGTTGCTAGTATTATTCTTTTGGTTTTCTCAAACTTGGCTCTATCTTCCCATATGTATTTGAATTTGTTATCTTCACTTGGGTCGATCTTGTTATCGTTTATTTTGCTTGGTGCACCATTGGGAACTGAGTAAACCTCTATGTTGGCATAGTCTTTAAAAGCTGTTTTGATAGCAAGACAATCCATTTCTCCCTCTGTAATGACTATCGTATCTTCAATGTCTTTTAATGCTTTGTTCTTTGGATTCAAACCCCACAATCTGTTTTCACTGCCCTCCCACCAGAACATCTTGTCGCCATTTGCACTGCGATACTTCATAGCAATGACCTTGCCATCCTCGTCAAGGTAGGAAAAACCTATGACTGGTTTATATTTCTTTTGAGCTGGGATGCAACCAGATGTGATTGCAGTTTGCAAACATATACCTCTTTCTGCCAACCATTTAGCTGATTCTCCCTCTGTTTCTTTCTTTGGCTTAACAACTTTTACATTCTTGACTGGTTCTTTTACGACCTCCATTTTAAAACTCCTCTTTTTTGATATAACTCCGTTACTGCCACAGTGATGACAATTAAAAACAACTCTATCTGAATCTATATTTACAGATAAAGGTTTGTCTCTTTTGTTTTTTGATCTAGTGCCTTGACAATCTGGACAACTAATTTTGTGTTGTCCTATTGGCAAATCACTTGTTGAATTTTCTACTTTTTGATTGACATACATATTTAACCTCCTTACTATGTATATAATTAACTACTTTAGTAGTTACCTAATAAAAAAAATTAGTAATTACATATATATAGTATGTACCTACTAATAATTATCTAAGTGCATAAAACTCTTATCTATCATTCTCGCTATATCATTAGCAATTTTCTTTTTAGATATAATTGGATATTCAACTAACTCCCTAATGGCTTTACGCATGATTTCAATATCAATGTCTAGCCTTAAACATAGCTGTTTAAAATCTTTTGAATAAAAGAAGTCCTCTGCACCAGTGGATAAATCTACATCCTTAGAAGCTAAATCTCTAACTGCTTGTTTTAAAACCAAACTATCTAATTTTTTTTCTTCTTTTGTAGATTCATTCATATTTATCTATACTAAATAATCTTATTGACAAATGCAACACATCATCTTAACATTATCTTATAAACATTTATTGAGAGAGGATAGTTTATGGCATACGTCAACATCTGGATTGATGGACAATTGTGGAATACTTTAGACGAAATACATAAAGACACTGGCATCAACAAAGCAAAACAACTTCAATATTTTATTAAATATCATAATCAAAACAACAATGTCACCAAGGCATTTCTGTATAACTTATGTGCAAATGAAATGTTAGAAGATGCTAAGTCTGTTAATGCAAAGGCAAAAAGTTTAATTGATAAAGTAAAAAAGGAGATTTAAATGGAGTTTGAAATTAAAAGTGGAGTGCCTATTCCTAAGAATAGAGGCAAACCAAGAAAATATGATTTACCACTAGATGATTTAAAGTTAGGTCAAATGGTACTTGTACCCATAGCAACAGACAATATAAAAACAGAAATAAAAACCATTAGAAATTTTGTTCTAAGATATAAGAAAAAGTTTGAAAACACTGGTAAAAACTTTACTGTAGCACAAAGACCAAATGGCGTGGGTATATGGAGGACAAAGTAATACCAAAAAAATGATAGAACTGTTGCTGATACCTTTATTTATTTTAGTGTGGGCAATAACTTTTTGGATATTTACTAAAAAATGAAATATACAAATAAACATAACGTACCAGTAGAGATCATCAGAGCATTAAAGAATGATCAATACAGCAAGGGGGAATCAGTTATATCTGTTACTGGTTTATTGCAACCTCCTAGAATTAGATTGTTAAATGAACAACATCAAGAACAAATCACTGTAGATTATTCAGACGAGGTATGGAAACTCTTAGGTCAAGGCATCCATGCTGTATTAGAAAGAGCCAATGAAAACCATGATGATACTGTAACTGAACAAAGATACTTTGCAGATGTTCATGGGTGGACTATCAGTGGACAAACAGATAGCTTGGCAAAAGATGAAAACACTTTAAAAGATTATAAGGTAACTTCTGTATGGACTGTCATATCTGCAATGAAAGGTGGCAAACCAGATTGGGAACAACAACTAAATTGTTATGCATGGTTACACCAAGTACACACAAGAGAAACTATAGACCAGTTAAATATTATTGCTGTAGCTAGAGACTGGAACAAACGTGAACGTCAAAGACGTGGTGGTGATTATCCAGTTAGTGCAATTACTGTTGTTGAAATACCAGTTTGGTCTTACGAAGAACAAACAAAGTTTATAGAAGAAAGAGTTTCACTACATCAAGATTCAGAGTTAAGTGCTTTGTTGAATGATGAACTTCCCTTGTGTTCTGACGAGGAAAGGTGGAAGAAAGAAGATACTTACAGAGTAATGAAGAAAGGTAGGAAAACTGCTGTTAGGGTTTTACCTAGTCTTGATGATGCTGAGAAGTATATAAAGGATGGCGAACTTACAGGCGTGTCAATAGAACATTCTAAGGGAGAGTGTATGCGTTGCACAGGCAATTACTGTAATGTCGCTGAGTTTTGTAATCAATACCAAGAGGAGGTAAACAATGGGAGATAAAGAAAATATCATCACAGTCAAAATTCCAGAAAGACATTTGGAATGGATTAAAAAGAACTATTTTAAATCTAAACGAGGTGCTACTAGTTTGTTTGAGTATGGTGGTATAGATATCCAAGAGTGTCATGCAATAGCAGACTTGCTCTATCATGTTAATGAAGCATTTAAAATTGAGGAGATAAACAATGGCTAAAGAACTTAGTTATAAAGATGTGTGGGATACGCTATCAAAAATTGATTGTAGCGATCATGTAGAAAAGAAGATGAACTTGTCTTATTTATCATGGGCATGGGCGTGGGGTATTCTCATGGAGAATTATCCAGATGCACAAATTAGATTCTATGAGCAAAAAGATAGTGGTATTCCTTATGTGCAGATGCCAGATGGTACAGCAGAAGTAAGATGCCAAGTCAAGATAGGAACTCTTACAAGGGATATGTGGCTACCAGTCATGGATAATAGATATAATGCAGTAGAGAATCCTAACTCAAAACACGTTAATGATACTAAAATGCGTTGTCTTGTTAAATGCTTGGCTCTATTTGGTCTAGGGCATTACATCTATGGTGGTGAAGATTTACCTAGTGATGATAAAGAATCTAAACCAGTTAAAAAAGATAAAGCAAAACCAAAGGAAGAACCTAAAGAAGAACCTAAGAATGTTGATGATGATAAATCAGAGGCATGGGCAGTTGCTAAAATAAATGGAATGTTGACTGTAGCAAAAGGACTTAAAGATGAGGATGCTATAAGGTCTATGTATAAGGCAAACATGGAGGATATTACTTATATTAAAGAACACTATAGGGAACAGCATGATTCTTTACAAAAGAAGATTGTTGATATTGTTAAACAGCTTGATAAAAAGGAGGAAAGCTAAATGGACAAAGTGCAATGTGATGGTGCAATTTTCACCAATGACTTTAAGGATAACGAGAAACAACCAGATTGGACTGGTACTATCGAGTTGCCTAAAGAACTCTTAAAAGAGTTAGTAGAAAAGGTAAAGTCTGGTGCAACACCAGAGTTAAGAGTTGCCTTATGGGATAGGACTTCTAAGAATGGCAAGGACTATAAGTATGCAAGAATGGATATACCTATGCCTAAGAAAACTGAAGAACCAAAAGTAGAGCCTACATTTACTGATGATGATATCCCATTCTAGTATGCTTGGAACTAAAGAGGATGTCATGGAGTTGGAAAACAATATAGACGAGTATATATTTTTTCAATTCCAGTCATCCTACGCAGACTTGCTTAGAGATTTGCAAAAAGTTTATGGCGACAGATCGCATGATGTATTAATGGAATACTTGGAATTAAAAAATTCTGAGAAAGTACAAGAGTTTTATAAATCAAAATTGGGGGTATAAATATGGCTTATCCAGACAAAAAAAAATTAGTTGATAAAAGAAAATTAGAATTAGAGAAAGAGGCAAAAGATAAAAAACTTGTGTTTCACTATTATCAAAGTAATTTAAATAACAAAAATCAATTAGAAACTATGACTTGGAATAAGTTTGAATCTAATAGGGAAGAAATAATTACAGCTGAGAAAAAATTGACTGATAAACAAATAATTGAACTTAGAAAGAGAGGTTATGATGTTTGAGTTTTTTATAAATATTTTATTAATTTTGGCATTTTTGTATGTTGGTTCTCTTATATTTTTTTATTTTATGCAAAAGTTTAAACCAAAAGTCTTTGACGATATTATTAATTGTAAGTGGGATAAAGACTAATGGATGAACAGCAACAAGAAAATTGGATGCAAGAAATTAGAAGTCTTGCACCAGTTATAGAGAAAGCTGAGTATGAGTTGTTTAAATCTGAGGCAGATGTAAAAAAGATATTTGCTGTATTAAAGACTAAAGCAATGTCTATGGGTCATAAAACTAATATTGCACAAGAGACTTATGCTGAGAACCAAGATGAATTGTATCAAGCTAGATTAAAGGTAGGAGTTGCTAAAGGATTCCTATCTTCTTGTAAGGTGCAGTTGAAAGCATTAGAGATTGGTTTTGAGGAATGGAGAACTAAAATGGTTAACGCTAGAGAAGAACGCAAGAGGTATGGTGCATGAACGAACAATTTGAAAAAGAATTAGAAAAACTTTTAAAAAAATATTATGGAAGTAATTGGGATTTTGTTTGGGAGTTTATAGGCGATACTTTAGAAACTAAATTATGGTTAGGAGAAGAGAAAGATGAACAAAAAAGCTAGAGAAGAACGCAAGAGGTATGGTGCATGAGTATTAATAAAATTGAGAAAATTAGAAATACTTTATTAGAGGTATGTAAAACTAATATTGATGTTGATTGGAATTGTGCAGAGGCACAAGAAGAGTTTAGTGATATGTATGATTTAATAAATTTACTTTTTAAAGAGTTATTAAATGAACAAGAACTCTAGAGACTTTTATGCTTGGCTTAATGCTTGTCCTTTTAAGATATGGAAGATTCAGTATGATTCTTTTGGTAAGACTACTGTAAGTTTTATATGGGATGAAGATGAAGAAGAAGATGCCATACCAGACAAGTATCAAGCTATAACTAGCAATAACGCAGATTACTTTGAACAAGAAAATGAGTGATATACCTGAGATAAGGACAAAAAATTACAGAGAACATACTTTAACAATAAGCAATAATGGTTATACCATAGGCACAGTTAATGGTCATATTGTTACAGCAACATCACCTATTAGTTTTAATAAAAGTAATCGCACTTCAGGAATTGCTGTTGGTAATACAGGGCATAAACCTGTAAAAAATAAATATGGAGAAACACAACAAGATAGAAATGAAAACTTACTAGCTGTTAAACATTCCAATAGACCTGTAGTAAATTATCAAGGCAGTAAAGTTATGAATCTTTGTTTGTCAGGAGTGTATTTATTATTTTGCGATAAAGAAATAGTTTACATAGGTGAAAGTAAAAATCCTAATGCTAGGATTGGAAGTCATGTAAGAGACAAAGTGTTTGATGGCTATAGAATATTGCCTACAAACAGGAGAAAGTATTGGGAAAAGATTTTGATTAAAAGGTATGAGCCTAAATACAATAGTAATTGGCTCAACAAAGTAATACCAATTTCAGAGTTAAGATGAGCAAACGGATATCGCCTAAAGCTAAAAAAAGATATCAAATGATGATAAGACTTTGGGAGAAGAAAAAAAATGCCCTTAAAAGGAAGAAATCCAACAAAAGCTGAGAAACTACACATGGATAAAGTTGTTCAGTTGGGATGCATAGTGTGTCGTAATAAAGGATTTTTAAATACACCTGCTGAAATTCATCATGTTTATGGAAAAACTAAATTAAACGCACATACGCTAGTCTTACCTTTATGCTTTCAACATCACAGACAAGGTGGTATGGAAGAACCTTTTATTAGTAGGCATCCTTATAAAAGTAGATTTGTTAAGGCTTATGGAACTGAACAAGAATTATTAGATCAAGTAAATAAATTAGTAAAGGAGTATGGATGAATATAATTAAGTCGATTATCGTGGATGGGGATGATGGAGAACATAAGATTAATACTCCTATAGTTAAATCAAGAACTTTTGCTACAGCAGAAAAGAAGTTTAAAGGGCAAGAGATAATTGGAATGGCTAAACTAGGCGAAAACGAGATCATGGTTTTTGTTTACGAAGAATGAAAACATCAAGTGCCAAAGCGAAAGGTCGAAAATTACAGCAGTGGTTTGCTAGACTATTAATAGATAAGTTGGGTTTTGATGAAGAGGACTTGGAATCAAGACCTATGGGAAGTCAAGGTGAGGATATTATTCTTGGCAAACAATCAAGGGAGAAGTTTCCTTATTCTATAGAATGTAAGAATCAAGAAGCAGTTAATGTTTGGAAAGCGTATGCACAAGCAGAAGAGAACTGCAAAGGCTATGAACCACTTGTAGTCATTAAAAGAAATAGAAGTAAACCATTGGTGCTTGTAGATGCAGAACACTTTGTATCTTTGTTTAAAGAAGATAAAGAGAACTTTAGATTTGCACCTTGGATTCAAGAGTTGTTAGATGAAAAAAAATGACGCAGCCTGGAAGCTGCTAAATAAAATATTTACCAGTCAATGTTTGAACGGCAGCCTGGGATGGTATGCAATAAATATTTACTGGTCAATGATCCTTCGGGAAACATAAAGTTGGAGGCGATAGATGATTATAGAATTAGAAAAACAATTAGAAGAGAGAAAGCAGAAGTGGTGGGCGTGGCATAAAGCCAATCCTAAAGTGTGGAAAAAGTTTGAGGAGTATACGTTTGATGCCATTAACAGTGGTAGAAAGCACTACTCACATTGGGCGATTGTTAATCGCATAAGGTGGAACAAGGAGATTGAAACCAAAGGTGGGGAATTTAAGATCAGCAATGATTACATTTGTTTTTACGCTAGGTTATTTCATGCTAGATATCCACAACATAATGACTTCTTTAAATTAAAACCTTTGAAAGAAGAGAAAGAAATAGAGTATTACAAGTCAAAAGGCTACAACAAAGTAACTAGACTGTTTAATTAAATACCTCTAATCACTGGTATATTTGCTCTATCCCTTAATTCTGGCACTATTGCTAGTCGTCTGTCTCTTTCTAATTCCATTTGTTTCAGTAATTCACCTCTCGCTGTTGGCGAAATATCTGTTCTTCTGAGAAGTCTATCTCTACGTTTTCTCCAGTTATCCATGTATCTTTCTATACTTCTGACCTGTCCTTTAATGTTTAAGATGCCTTGCATATTGGAACGATAAGCTGAGTATTCATCAAATCTTTCATCTTTTCTCAGTTTGTTCATAGTTTGAACTGCTGTATCTACTTCACTTCTTAATTCATAGAACTGTTGCTGTAGTCCTCCTCCAGACCTGTCTGTGTCTTGAAGCAATCTTCTAAGCACTGGTATAGAATTAAGATTAGGTGGTATGAGAGGCGTTCCTGTAACACCTCTAGCAATAACATCTGCTACATCTAATACATAACCTCCAAGTGTTCCTGTATAACCTCTAAATAGATGCTCTAGCTTTGCAGGTGATACGTTAAATGTTTCACCTATAACCCTCAGTAATTCGTTGGTGCTACGCCTAGATTGTAGTCCTGATTCTAATTTTTGTTGATAGTAGGGAACAATCTCTGTGTTAGTAAAAGTATTTCTGTTCTGATATACCTCAGCAAATGGTTTTAATAATTGGAATCCTAAACCTGCATCAAAGAAAGGTAGTTTGGCTGATGTTCCTAATTGTCTTTTAACTGATGTCAAAGGCTCTGGCTCTATTTCTCTGCCCATAAACTCGTCTATAAACCTTTCTGGGAACGTTTTAAAGATCATTCCAACCTCAAATGGTATAGGAATCTTGAGAGCAGGTATGCCATCTACTAATGGAATAATCCAGTTGTCATCACGAACTTCACGTCTAAGACCTCGATACTCTTCATCATCACTAACCATCATGTAATATATGGCTGTCAGAGCCATCAAGAATCCACCTCTTGTGATTGCTGTTTTTAATATTCTTTTTCTGACATCTTCCCTGGTTTCTCCTTCCTGGAGTTTTTCTACAGCAGAATATTTACCAGTAAATGATCTAAACAGAACATCAAGACCTTGAATCCTTGCGTTTAAAAATGGTATCGCAGCAGTAATTGTTCTAAACATTGGTGATAGTCCACGTCTACCAAAGTTAATTATCTCAAGTGCTTGATAGGCTGCTTCTGATTGTGCTTGTGCTTCTGTATACCCTCTTTTTATAAGGTCTTTATAGACTGCATCATATACAGCTTTTCTTGTTGCACCATCAGATTTAGTTGTTAATGCACCTAACCCATCCCAAAGTTTAAAGAACATATCTTGTGCACTGGCTGAGTTGTCAGGCATTAAACCCTCTTGTCTCATACTTCTATCAATAAATTGTTTGACAGTACCCTCATCATTTTGGAAATCATATCCACCAAGAACACCAAACTTCTCTAAGTTTTCCATGTCCTCAAACATATTCTTAAATGAATCTATAACAGGTCTGAATCCATCTGCACCAATGGGTGCACCAGATGTTACAGCAGATGACAAAGTATCTCTAAGTATATTAACTACAACAAATCCTGGGTCTCTTGTAACTGTATCTCTTAATATAGAGGCTGGCATTGCAAGTATCTTAGTAATAAAGTCAGTGTTCATACCACCTACAGACTGTAAGCCATAGAATAGTTCTGGGTCTTCTACACTATAGAAAGTTTTTTGACCATTCTCAAAAACAAATATTCTATTTTGTGATGCTCTTTTAATTTCGTCAGGTGATTCTAATTTTTTTGCATCTCCAATAGCTTGTAAATCTCTAAGTAATTTTGATGTGCCATCATTTTTTAAAGCTGCTGTTAATATAGATAAAGAATTTCTAGCTATAGCTTCTATAGGATCAACATCTAATGGATTCTCTGATCCAGTAATTTGTATGCTTAATGGATTATTAGGCAATGATCCTGCTGCAATACGAGGACCTAAAATATTTTCTTCATCCACCATCTTTCTGTAGAAAGGATAGTATGCAGAGTGTTGTTTCCATAATTGTGCTTGTTGTTTATCAAGCAATCCTTTTTTTTCTGCAAAAGTTATTAACTGGTTATTCCAGTTTTGATAATTATTATATACCTCTACAACACTAGGATAGTTTTGTTCTATATTTCTAATATTTTCTGCTGCCTTCTCTCTTGATATAGGCGAATCAACAAGTTGTCCGTTCTTATCAAAATTTTCTGTTCGTTTTGATGTTGCATATAACTTAAACAAAAACTCTCTGTTTACAGTAGGGTCTGCATACAGTGGTGATATTATTTGCATAAGACCACCAGTTCCAGTATCACCCTCAATATAAGGATTGTAGACTGTACTTATTTCAAGATCATTTACATTGGCTAAAGCATTTTCATTTTGTATGGAATCGCTAACAAAACCTCTTGTAAGCATCCCTTGAAATAATCCTCTAGCTCTATCTGCCATGCGTAATGCAGCCATAGTTGCTGTATCTGCTGTATTATTATTAGCTCTTACTTCGTCATTATCTTCTATGGCTTGAGTAATTTTTTTATCTATTAAATCTAACTTATCAATAAGTTGAGTTCTTACTGATCTAAATGATTTTTTAATATTACTAATAGGATCAGAAGTAAAGTCAATCATTCTTGCACCAAATGATTTTCTTGGTTCTGTGTAACCAATCTTATCTACTTGGTCTTGATACTCTTCTGGGATAGTACCAATAGAGAATGTAGGTATATCATCTGGTGGGGTAGATGTATTGCTAGTATCGTTAAAATCTAGAAATGCTTTAAATGCTACGTCAGAAGCGTTTGGATTAACAGGTGGTATTTCACCATTCGGTGTAGATTTAACGATCTCCTCGACTCTCTCAGTGGCTTCTATTAGCTTTTTATTTTCTGATGTGCTTTCATCTGTTGCAAATCTTGTGCTTCTACTAAATAAAGGCACATCTAAAATATCTAATGGTGAAGATTTTAAATATCCTAAATTTATTAAATTATCGTAGTGCGTTTCTAATTGAGAGCTATATTTTGGATTTTTTCTTAAATTTTGTGGAATATTTTGGATTTGTTGTATAGAAAATAAAGCAGATTTTTTTCTTTCATCATTTAATTTTTTTCTTTGTTTTATGCCATCTGGTAAAGTTGCTATTGCTAATGCACGATTTATATTTTCGTCATTAATGATACTTGTATCTTCTAATAGGTCAACTTTATCTACTGCGGAATTTTTAAATTGAGGTATTAAAGATGTAATTTCTAAATCTTTTAAATTTTCAGCAGAATATATTTTTTCTTTTTGAGGTAATGCTTTGCCTGTTGGTTCAAACATAATAATAACTGGTGCATCAATAGCACCATCTTTTTGACCTAAAACTAATCTGTGCCTACCTTCATGCCCAATAACTTTACCATCTTCATTAATAGATAAATAAGGATATGCACCAACATATCTATTCATTCTTCTTGGTAATTTATTAAAAATGTCTGGATTAAAATTAGGATCAACAGCTACTGTATCTCCCATAACATCAACATTTTTTGGTTTTTCAGATTTAATTAATTCAAAAATTGTTTTATCAGAAGATAACATTAAAAAATCATCTATAGGCATCCTTGTAATAAAAGGTAAAATTAAACGAGAAGTATTTTCAGTTTCATTTTTTGCCCACTCATTTGTATATTCTAAATTTTCTTTTGTTAAATCTAAGTATGCAGGTGAATTTTTAGTAGCTGCTCTACTAAATAAAGGTACATCTTCTTGTGTACGAGGTATGTAATCAAAGTCTACAAGTAATTGTCTATGTGTTGGATTCTTGTATGTTTTTTTAGATAACTTATCACCAGTAGGTGCAAAGAAAGTTTCTACTCTATCTGGGTATAAAACATAAGATTCATTGAGAGCAGGATCATTTCTTCTATATGCTGCATCTATCTCACCTTCTGTTCTAGGTGCACCTGGTCTTTCATTTAAGTTTTCATAGTTATGATATTTTAACCAACGTTCTAAAGTTCTATCATTTAATCTATAACTAAGAGGTTCATCAAGAGGTGATCCAATATCTTGTGCTCTACTAAACAAAGGTGGCTGTTCTGGAGGCAACTCTGCACGTTGTCGTATTAAATCTTCTTGCCTAGTTTTTAAACCATCAATCCTACGCATATCTTGGTTATATGTGTCATTACTAATATATTGTCTATCAGCTTCTGCTCTACGTTCTAGGTTGTATATTTGCGTTCCTAGTTTATTTATTTCATCATCTAAAGATTGCCGATCTGATGTTGTTATAATTACATCTTTTTGCCCTGATAAAACATCACTTGGTTCTATTGCAGCAATATCCACTAATGTAGAAGCATTTTCTAAAAATCCTGACAAAGCAGTATTAGCTTTTACAGGCAGTCCTATAAATTCTCTAATAGAATCTACAAACTTAGACCATGCACTTTGTTTTTTAGGTACAAAATCAACGCTTTCTAATAATTCTTGGAACTGTCTATTTGTAAAACCAAAAGTTAAAAACTCAGAAAGATCAGCTTGTTTATTTTCTTTTAATTCTTTAAAAGTTTTTCCTTTTGGTTCTTGTAATCCATATGTTTGATAGCCAATAAAATGTCTGCCCATTTGCAAAATTCTAAAATTTAACTCACGCATCCTACCTTTAAGTCTATCTTCGTTTAATGGAGAGGTTATTCTTTCAAATTTACCATTATCTATATAACGACTTCCTTCAAGTAAATATTTTTCTGCTGGTTCTAATATTAATTTATCAAGTTCTAATGCTATATCTTCATTTCCTGTAGATTGATATTCTTCTATTTTATCTCTTAAATTTTTCCAACGACTAGAAATTTCTGTTGCAAATTTTTCTTGTATTTCTTCTAAATTTTTAAATAATTTATCTGCTTTTTTATTTAATCCACCTAATTTTCTTTTATAAATAATAGGAACAGTCGCTGAATGTATAAACTCATGCAATATAGTTTCATAATTTACTCCATCATCACGACCTGAATCTCTTCTATTAGCTAAAGTAACTGTATTTTGTCCTTCTAATGGACTATATGCATTTTGTCCGCTTCTACCACGAGGCAATGCTTTAATTTCTATAAATGTATCTATACCTGCATTAGCTAGTTTATTTAAAGTTTCTAAAACTTTGGAAGAAATCATTTTGTAATCTTCGTTGGGTGCATTATCTCTCATCCATTGAAGAAATTTTCTTCCATCTTTTCTTACACCTTTAGGAACGTCTTTATAAATCTTTTTATAATTATCTAAAATAAAATTTTTAGTATCTAAATATTCTTCTGGTGTTAATTTTTTTACATCATATACTTCACCAACAGGTGTTGCATCTGGACCACCTACTCCTGCTCTAGGTCTAAGTGTTAAACCTGTAAGAGGTCTTGAAGGTACAGTGCCTGGAAACTGTTCTATAGGTGTTGTGGAAATAATAACTTCATTGCCATCTTCATTAACCCCTATAGTTGTATATGGAGTTCTTGGTCTTGTTTCGTCTATTTCTACAATAGGTTGTAGTTCATCAGCAAGAGGCACACGATCTATTTCTCGTAATGTTCTTATTTCACCACGTTGTCTTTTACCAACTTCGCCTTCTTCTATTGCTCTAAATATATCGCTTGACTTGTCAAATCCAGAACGTCTAAATGCTTGACCAAGAGACTTAAAGAACTGTGTAATCTTTTCAAATATAGTTTCAGCTTTCTTTGGAATAGCTGGTTGAGAGAATCTATTACGATATAGTTCAGCAATAGCTTCTTCTACATAAAATTCTTCTGCTCCATCTTTACCAACATTTCTACCTTGAAGAGTTCTTTCATTTAAATCTATGCTACGTTGATAATAAGTTTTATTTTTAGCAAATGCCTCTGCATCTACAGACTCTGGCACTTTTCTGCGTTTTACTTCTTGTCGTAAATATTGATATTCTTGTTCGTTAATTAAATCTTTAGCCCTAAGTGCATGAATCATTTCATGGTCAATGATTCTATTAATACGTTGTTGTATCTCAGCATCAGTAGCTAGACCATCTGGATTTACTGCATTTAAAGAAACAAATACTATGTCTGTATTTCTATCATATTCTCCTTCTGAAAAACTTGTTTCATCCCTATATGCTCTAGGGTCTCTTTTAATAACTCCATCAGGAGTTTCTATTAAACCCTCAGTAGATAGAATCTCATCACTAATAATTACACCAGTTTCTTTAAGACCTGCTTTATCTAGTATTTTTCTAGCTTCTTGTGCAAATTTATTAACTCTGCCTTCTTCTACAGATTGTGCAAAGTTAATCATTTTTGGAGCTACTTCTTTCGGTGGTAAATATTTTTCTTGACGCACCTTCTCAGCCTCAATTAACTGGTCAATAGTCTCTTGAGGTAATACACCTTCTCTTACAAGTCTTTCACCAAACTCTTCTGGTGTTTCATTAAATCCTTCTGCTTTCCTAGCTACTTCAAACTCGTAGTTTTTATTTATTTTATATTTGTTAGTGCCTTCAACTTTATTAGCTCTACCACTGGTTGTTAAATCTCTTACAAATTGTTCCGTTGCAGGTTTGTTTCCTGCTGTAGGACCAGCTTTAAGTAGATCAGCAACAGAGAACTCAGTATTGTTAATACCCATATTAGCTACAAAGTTAGCCATATCTTCTGCTGAATATTGTCTTGGTCTAAAGTCTGGGAGTTTTGTTTTGAAATTAAACTTAGGTAGAGAATGTAAACGTGCTAAAAATAATTCTTTTGCACCACGATTTTTTACTTTGGATATATCATCATAACCAGTAACTTCTCTGGTAAAGTGTTGAACAGCAGGGTCTTTGAAATCTAATTCAATATTCTTAGATGCTGCTATTTCTTTAATATATTTATTGTTTACATTAACTTGGGATTTATCATCACGAATGGATGGTTCGCCTCGTTTTTCAGATTGTCTAAATATTTGTTGAGCCATATCTGACTGCAATCTATTGAGGTCTTTAGGTGCAAGAATTTTTCTTACTTCTTGCATTGTATATGTTGGTTTTAAATCAACTTTCTTTTTAGTAAAATAAGATTCAATATCTTTACGATCTACTTTTTTAACTTTTGAATCAAAGTTTAATATTGATTGAGGGTTTAATTGAATACTATTAGGGTCTAATAGAGTTACACCTAAATCAAAACCAGAAGAACTATTAATAAGTCCTTGATTGTATAGGGCATTTTCAATATCTATTTTAAGATTTTTTACTCTTAACTTATTAAGTTCTTTTTCTTTAGCAACGATAGCTTCTGCTTCTGCTTCAAATGTTTTAAGAACAGGACTACCTTCTTTGCTTGTATCAAGTAAATTAAAGTTACCTTGAGTATCTTGAATAATCTCAAAGTTTGGTAATGGTTGTATTTCACCTACAGGTATAGGTATATCTGGCTTATCTTTAACTTCTACTGGTTGTATTTCTTCTACTAAACCTTGCTCTACAGCTTTATCAAATCGTTTTTCATCTTGTAGCTGTATTCTATTTTGTCTTAACTGTGCTTCTCTTTGTTTTAAATTTTCATTGCCAATACCTCTACGACCAGCAAAACTATTAACAACAAGATCAGCACCTGCACCAATAACACCACCAATGGTAAATTCATCAGCTAAACTTTCACCTATTGGTAGTTCATCACTGTATAAACCTCTAGCTATAAGGTCTTGTGAAAGACTAGCAAATACTTCTTGTGCACCTTCTTGTGTACCTTGTATTAAAGCTGATCTAATTTTATCTCTAAGTGCATAATCTTTTAATGCAGTCTTAGATGTTCTAGCTAATAATGCACCAATAGGTAATACTTCTGATATGCCTATGACACCACCTAATAACTCTGCTACTGTTTCAGAGATACCTCCAACATCTTCACCCATTTCTCTAGCCATCTGCACTCTATCAGCTTGCTGTGCAACACCAGTGGGTACTGCTAATGCAGCAGGTAAAGTAAATTCTGGGGTTTTAAAATAACCTTTACTAAAAAATGGTTTTGGAGCTTGAGTTAATGCTCGACCTGCAAGACCTGCACCAAGAAAAGGTACAAATGATCCTAATCCTTCACTAAGTTTGGTAGTCCACAAATCTTCATATCCTGGTTCAGCAGCTAATGGAGATTCTTCTCTTACTTTCTTTTTAAATCCTTGTAAGCCTTTAACAATTTTTCCGTCATTACCAACATCAAATACAGATGCAATACCTAATGGAACATCAGTTGCTAAACCTATAGCACCTCTGGCTATTCCTTTGGGTAACTCTGCTGCTCTACCTAATATAGTAGTTTGATTTATATCAATGCCAAAATCTTTTTTAATATCAGCAGCTATTTGTGCTCTTTCAACTGGATCAATGTTGTCTGGAAGACTAATTACACCATATCGAGGTATATTTATTTTTTCCATTTATGCTGTTTTATATTTTTCGTAAGAACCACTTTCAGGTATATCAATGCCTTGAAGTTCTAAAAGTCTTTTATTTAATAATTGTTGATATAAAAATAATTCAGAAACTTCATCTTGATTGCCTGAATCTATTGCAGCTTGTATTAAATTTTCTATTGTCTGTAATTGAGCATTTATTTGTGTTGGTTTCATATTAGCAATATCAGCTTCATATTTAGCAGCTTGTGCTGCAAGGACTCTTCCTTGTAGACCTTCTAATTTACCTTCACGTCTAGTTGTTTGTATTTGTCCTGCTAAATTACCAATACCCATAGCAGCTTCACCAAGATTAGTTGCACCACCTAAAATCCCACCAAGTTGTGCAAGTGTTAAGAAATCATCTGATGCAAAACCTTGTTTTTCTGTAGTAGTTGTATCAGTTGGTTTATCTAATAATTTTTGTAAATCTTGTAAAGAAGATGCTGCACGTTTTTCTGCATCTGTTAAACTAGTATTACTGGGTGGTTTTGTTTCATCTTCACCATCACCTACCATACTTCCAACAACAGCTAAACCTCCAAGACCAGTTAATCTTGTTGGTATTTTTAAATTTTTAATTTCTTGTTGACCTACTTGTTTTGTAGTTTGTAATGGTTTTAATCCTTGAGTATTTTTAGGTCCAAATCTTTTTGTAGGGTCTTTACTTAATGCTCTTTTGCCCATAAAACTTTGTAATCCAGATTTTATTTTTCCTGGAAGTTGAAATAAATTTTTACCAAGACCTGTACTTGCTAATCTAGCAGTACCTAATGCAGATGATGTTGGTTCAGGTATAAGTATTGCTGCAACAGCACTTGCTGTTAAAAGACCACTGCCTACTGCTTTTGCTATTTCACTTTTATCAATACTGCCATCTTCATTTCTAGGCAACATATCTAAAATTGATTGTGTTCTTTGCAATTCTTGATTAGATATTTGCTGTTCCATAGGATTTATAAAACTTTGTGACAAACTATCTCCTGATATTCCTAGAATACCCCCAGATTGCATTTGTGTTATTCCACCAGACTTCATGGGGGTCGGTGCTATACTCCTAAGACCACCTTCTGATGATGAGAGAGATGAAAGCGAATCCATCATGGGTACAGCACCTTGACCAGCTAACTCCATAACTGATTCTTCTGCAACAGTTGTGGTAGGTTGATTCATTTTAGCTGTCTGATTTTCATACATACGCCTCATTTGATTGCGTCTTTGTATTTCAGATAAAACTAAAAATTGTGGATATTGCCCTTCAGGACTCTGAGACATTTGTATAAGTTGTTCTTCTGGAACATACTCTAATTCATTTGCTCTATCTACTAAACTCATAATATGTTATCCCTGTAAGCCTTTATATAAACCTAGACCACTAAGCCCAAGTCCTAAAGTTTGTTGAAATAATCCAGGTTGCTGTGTGTATGTGCTAACAGTTCTTTGTGGTTGAACTGGCACACCTCTTAGTATATTACTATAGAAACCAAGTTGTTGTTGTGGATATTGTTGTTGACGTAAAAAGTCTTCATATCCAAGATCAAGTCCAGCTTGACGTAATGCTCTTTGTTGAGAACCAATGCCTGTTAATGCAGCAATTCTCTGTTGTACATCTGCTTGTCTAGCTTGACCAAGACCTGCAAGTTGTTGAGCAGCAGACTGTCCATATCGTTGTGATAAGTCATAAGCTGATTGCCCAAATCTTTCTTGTGCTTGTCGTGCAGCTTCTTGTGCTTGAAATTTTGCAAGAGCTTGTTGACCTTGAGCTTGTAAAGCCTGTTGATCTGCTTGAAATCTAGTTTGTCTAAACTTCTCTTGTGCTTGTCTAGCTGCTTCTTCTTGTTGTTGAGCAGTAAGACCAAGTTTAGCTGCTTGTTGTTTAGCTTGTTCTCCAAATGCAAATGCTTGTTGTGCAAGTTGCTCTTGTCTTTGTGCAGCTTGTTCACCTAATCCAAATTGTTGTAGACCAAATTGTGCAGCTTGTAAATCTGCTGCTCTTTCTGCACCTATTTGTTGAACTGCTTGTTGATATGCTTGTTGAGAACCCATAGCTTGAATATCACCAAGTTGTTGTCCTAGATTTCTTTCACGTTCTGCTTGTAAGATAGCTTCACGATATCCACCTAAACCACCAGCTTGTGCAGCCTGTGATCCAATCTGTTCACCTGTAATATCTGATTGTCTTCTAGCTTCTCTTTTTTGTATATCAATAACATTCTGTTGATAAGGAGACATAAACCTTTGTAAATTTTGTTCAAAACCTAAAGGTTGATATTGTTCTGTTGGTGCTGTAGCTGTATAACCAGATGCTCTCATAGATGGGTCATATCCTGCATCAAACGTACCAGCAGCATACTGTGATGAACCTAATGTACCTGCTTTATATGTTTGTGGTCCAGTACCAACTTGATAACCTGCTGTGTATGGTTTTGTTAAACCAGTAAGCATTTGTTGTGCTTGACTAAATTCTTGAGGTGTGCCTGCTTGAGCATAACCTCTAGTCATAGCTTGAGCTTTTCTTTCATCTGGTGAAAAATACGCTAATCTTTGCCCACCATAAGGTGTATAGTCTTGTAAAGACTCTCCCTCAGTTCTTTGTAATAGTCGTTTAAAATACGGCTCTACATAAGGTGGTAACGATTCACTGTAGACTGTTTGTTCAGTAGGTGCACTACTTCCTCCACTTCCTCCGCCCATAATTAATCCTTGTCAAATTTAAGTTCATAAAATCTAGAAGTTTCCTTCCAGCCCTTTTCTTTCTTTATCCAGTTCCAAAATCCTGGTCTGCCTAATGCTTCTATACCATCACATTTATTGTCTTTTGCCCATTTGTATAGGGTATCAAAACCTTTATCGACCCATTCTGAATATTGTTTACCAGCTAAATGTTCTAGATTTAACATACGCAAACCACTTGGATAATCGTGTAGTTGTGTTACACCACAACCTATAATATTTAAAGTATCTGTTTCAAATATAATCCAAAGACTGCTTCTGTTTTCAATACATCTAGCATAAATATCTTTTGGATTTATTCTGCCACCAGACCTTTTGCAAGAACGCAATAATATTTTTTCGCATTTATCCCAGATCATACTTACTTGTCCAGGTAAAACTAACGATATATCAATATCTTGTTCTAGTTTTTGTGCTGTTTCATTCATGCTGGCATTACCTTGCTATCATCAATTTCTTTAGCTTGTTTGGTTGTTCCTGTTTTAGTCATGCGAATCCTATCAAGCATTGCATCTAATTTTTTAGCACCTGCATCTGAACTGCCATCACCAAGCATAGACATAGCATCTGCTGGTATTATGTATTCATCTTGTGATACAGCTACTGGTTGTGTTGCACCTATCATTCCAGTTACATCATCTTGCATACCACCATTAGCCATACCTTGTATCTGACCTTGAGTTTGTGATCCAGGAACTATACTTTGTAATACTTGTTCTCTTACTTGCATAAATACTTCATTACCATATTTATTAATAAAGTCTCCAACAATAGTATCGTCTTGTATTTCACCCATTAAAAACTGTATTAACTGTGCAGTTAAAGGGTCTTGCATAATTTCAGTAGGTCCACCTGCTTGAAATTTATTGGTTGCAGCAGCAATCTTAGCAACACCTTCTCTACCTTTTGGTCCAGATTCATACATTTTTTGAAGATTTTCTGGAAGTTTATCTACTTCTATATCTGTTTGTTTACCTTTTTTTCTAAAATCAAAGTTTGGTAACTTATTTATATCTACAGGGGGTAGATTACTAAAATCTAAAAGTGGCATATTTTGTAAGTTAGGACTTACAAAATTAGCTATATCTACGCTTTCTTCTGGAGTTGTTGGTTTTGCCGTAGCTTTAGGAGTTGGATCACCAGGAACTAAATTACCTATATCACCCATACCTGGATTACTAGGCATTGGTTCTACTGAATCTTCTAATTGAGTAGGAGGTCCTGCTATAGGCATTATTGGAAAAGGTCTTGGTTGATTTAATACTGGTGGAGGTGCTTGTTCAAACTGCACTGGTGCATATGGATCAACTACTTGTGGAACTATATCTTGTGCTTGATCTCCGTAGAAATTTTGATAACCCACAGTTTGTGTAGGATCAAATCTTCTAGGCATAGGAGAGGGTGCTTGTCCTGCTGATGTATCTAAAACTGGTGCTTCACCACTAGTTATGTCTGTAGCACTAGGATTTAAGTTAGTAAAGTATGTAGCTTCACCTTGAAATCCTGGCATAAAATATGGGTCTATAGGTGCTGCTTCTCTTTTTTGCACATATCCTGTATCTCTATAGCTACCTATATTAAAAGGATTATAAGGATTATAAGTTCCATCATAAATATTTGTTTTATCTGCAACTTGATTATATTCTTCTTCACCTATACTAGTATCACCACCTTCTTGCATTTTAGTAATGCCACCTGTAGCTATAGGTATCATTTCTGGATTTTCAGCTATTATCCTTTGTCTTTCTTCTTCTTGCTCTCTAGCACTTCTTGCAAGCATATTTTCAAATGCTTCTTGTGATTCCATAATAGATGTACCACCCATACCTATTGATGCTGGTATATAAGCTCCTGGTTTTGTTAAGCCAGTTAATATATTTTTACCACCTTCCATACTAAATCCACCTGCATCTGTAAATGCTTGTCCTAGAGTAGGATCAGCAGCTAAATATTGTTCTGAACCAGGTATAAAACTTTCTGTTCCTGGTATTCCAACACCTGTTTTTGCAGCTTGTGCTATTGTATCTTGTGATGCAGCTAATGCTTTTGGAACATATAAATCAACTGCTTCTTGCCCTGCTGCTGTAAGACCTTCAGGCATAACTCCTAAAACAGGGTCTGATACTGCTGCTTGAAATAAAGTTGGGTCTGCGGATGCTCTTATTGAATCAGTAGCTGCTGTTGTTGCTACATTAGTAACTTTATCTGCTGCTGCTGTAGCTGCTTCTGTACCTTGTGCTGCTGCTCCTGCACCTTGTAATGCAGTACCAATACCATATCCTGTTAAACCAGCTAATAAACCTTTTTTAAGATCGCCTGTTACGGCATATTGTGCTAGACCAGAACCTATAGCAGAACCTAATAACGCACTACCTGTAGCACCTGCTAATAATGTACCACCTGCTATAGAACCTAATACTGGTGCAAGAAAAGGTAAGAAGGCTTCTGGCTGTCCTGTTTGTGGATTAATTGTTATAGGCAAGGCTTGTGCTAGCCCTTTTACTTCTGCTGGATTAACGTGCAAAAGCATAGAGTCGCCATAACGACCTTGTGATGCTACGTTTTTAGTTTGTTGTTTTATATCCATTATTTATCTTTCCTCTAAGGTTTCGCAACCAAATACGTTAAAACTCATATCTACTGCACTTGTATAAACTTTTAAAACATCTGCTTGATTTAATGTTATGCCAATAACAATAGCAAATGAATCATTAGCTGCTACAGATTTATCATAAAATAAAAATTGTTTATCGTCTGCACCTGCTCCTGCTACATGAGCACTTAATCTAAATGTTATTGCAGAGCCTGTTCTATTAGCTGCAACTATAGAACTTATTGTTGTTTGTGTTTTATCAGGCACTGTATAAAGCACAGTTGTTGTAGTAGCTGCTGGGTCTAACTGTCCTAATACTTTTAAACTATCAGCCATGTTTTACACCCATTAATAAAAATTGATGTTTGCGTATGGCTTTGCTAACACCTGATTGTTGCATTGTTTTTAATGTTCCTATTTCAGAGTTAATATCTTGAAATGCTTGTTCAATAGTTCTTCTTGTAACTGTTTCATTAACTTCATCATATTCTATATTAGCAATAGGTAGTGGTATTGTTGATTTTTCTGCCATTATCGTTTGCCATCCTGTCTAAGTTCTAATCTTAAATCTCCTAATCGCCATCCAAAGTTATCTGCTGTATTTTCTATTCTGATAGCACTTTGCCTACTTCTTGCTCTAGTATTTGTAAATGTAGAGTTAGGAGTAACAGCAACTGTTTGTAATGTAGATAAATTTTGTAATGGATAATCTCTACCTTTAATTACAAAATTTACAGTATTAGCTGTATCATCTGATCCTCTGTATTCAAGGTCTGGTATAAGTTTAGATATAAACATAAAATTTTCACCATCTGGGTCTAAATCAAAATCTGATGATTCTATAAAAGCTGTAAATGATAATCCATCAGCACTATGTCCTACTTCATGATTATATAAAAAATTATTATCACTAGTATCTAATTTTCCAGCAGCTATAGGATTATCTAATATATATGCTGGATTCCAAGCTGTTCTAGTAAAGCCATCATTAGTTGTACCTATTGTCCATGATTGCTCTAAATAATTGTATGCAATATATTTATCTACTTCAGTAGAACTAGCACTAGGATAAAACCATATAATTTCATTATGTTGTGGTATTGATGCAGCAAATACTTTAAAAGATTGAGAATAATTAAAATCATCAAATATATGATCTAAAACAGAACATGGTAATCTTTGTGCAGAACCTGCATATTGATAAAAAGCTCCATTATCCATAAAGAAGACTGTATTACCACCTGTTGCCATAGCATTAGGTGATATTAAAGACATTCCAGTTGCTACTTCATTAAAACTAAATATAAAAGGTGCTCCAACAAAACGCATTGAAACTATGCCTGCATCTGTCCAAATAAGTATTTCTTGTCTTGTTTGCATAGCTCCTATTATTGTAGAGCCTGTAGAAAGTTGTACACCACCTGCTGAATTAGTTGCTGTAGGTGTCCAATCTACTGCACTTTCTGCATCAGAAAAACGTACTAATAGTGGGTCTATTGTTGAAGAACCTATAGGATTGCATCCAAATGCAATAACATGACGATCAATATCTGACATCATTATTTGAAATACTGATGTTGGAACATTACTAGCACCTGCTCTACTGCTTGCTAATACTGCTCTTGTTTCAACTCCAGATGATTCATCCCAATAAAATATTGTGCCATTTCTAGCAGCAGCTATTGTATCATCACCAAAATTATCAATACTCCATAATCTAAGTTGATTTGTTAATGATAAAGCTGGAGATTGACCCCATGTTCCTGATCCCCATGCTCCTGAACCAAATCCACTATAAGGAACATAAAAATCTAAACCTATATTTATTTGATATGCAGCAACTGTGCTAGAACCACCATTACCAGTATCTGATGAGTTTGCTGTTATTTCACCACCACTAGAATTTTTTGCTTCTATTTTATAAGAGTTACTATTAATAATTGTATCTATTTCATATTCTTGATTAAGTATTGCAGCAGTTATATTGCCACCTAAAGATACTGCATCACTAAAAGTTACAAAATCTCCTTTTACTGCACCATGTCCATTTTCAGTTACTGTTATAGTTGCATCACCATTTGATGCAGAAAAAGTTGCATCACCTGCACTTGTCGTTAATCTTATGGGAGTAATATCATTAAAGGTAGTACCTTCTTGCACATATAATTTTTTATGTGTTCCTATAATATTATATAAAGATTGATCTGCATCTTTATAAGTATGTATTTTTCTAGCTGTTCCAATAAAAGAATTTAAAGAATTTTTTTCCCAACCACCTATTCTTTCAGGTCTACCTTTTCTAAATCTAACTTTATCTGCATCAAACCAACCACCCTCATTAGAGTAGTTTGTTCCTTCTTTATTTATGCCTGGTTTAAATACAAATTTAGAAAATGGCATTTATACCTCTGTCCAGTCTTTACCTTGAAATAAAAGTGCCTCAGCTTCTCTGCGTCTTACTAAACCTTCTAACACTTTACCACCTGCTTTATTCCAGCGTTTAATTTGATTAGGAGTTTCATCCCAATTTTTTGCATTAATTTTTTTTAACATTGTACTGTTATTAAGATTAGTAGGACCTAAGTTATATGTCCATGCTACTAAAGCATCAAATTGATTTTGTTCTAAATCAACTTTAACTGCATCATTTACATATCCACTATACTCATGTAGTTCTTCTTCAAGCCAAGCATCAGCTTGTTCTTGAGTGCAAGTATCACCAGCTTTAACTCCTTTAGTTCTGCCATAAGCAATCGTTAAAACATCAATGGCATCGTAATATGCTTCTAACTTACAACCTTCAAATTTTTTAATTAATGATATACCTTCATTTGATATTTGCATTTTAGTCTCCTTTGCTTGAGTTAGATGCTCCAAAATAGAATGAAATAACTGCACTTGCTAATCCTCCTAAATATCCAAGAACTAAATTTATTAGTGCTTCACTATTTTGTTCTGGTGGTTGTAAAGTTACTAAAAATATATATCCTAAAAATCCACCTACAGTAGCAATACCCATAATTCTAGCTGTCCAATCTTTACTAAATTTACCTCTAGCATCTTTTTTATCTTCAGCTTCTAGCTTAAATATATCTACATCTAATTCTTTCATGCGAATTTCAAAATCTTTTTCTGCTTGTTTTAACTGTAA